TCTACTGGTGTGTGCGTGTTCATTGTGATACTTGATTGAAGCGGCCAGCGGTTGCTGACCTGTCCCTAGAGTTACACATGACCAGCAGGGTGTCAAGCTGGTCGTGTAACACTCTGCAATGTGGCAGCGGCGGGCTGGAGGCGCTACCTTTGTGCTCCGTCCTTTCTTTGAGGGGAACGGGTAGTCCGCAGTAGCCCGGCTGCGGTGAGGCTGGCACCTCGGGAGGACCAGCCACCGGGCACCTACTCCGGCACACCAAGCGCTGCTGGCTCGTACTGCGTAAGAACGCACACGTCAGCGCCCTGCTTCAAAGCTGTCGAAACGATGTACCTGAACTGGTTTTGGGCATCATCCGACTCCTCGATCTGGTACTCCTCAACCTCGTAGGCCAGACCTTTGCGGTACCAGGAGATCCGCACCACGGCCAGAAGCTCGTAGGGGATGTCCCCAACCGTGTATCCCAGGGTTGGCTTCCTGGGACGCTTCGGCTGGGGTGGTTCCGGCTTAGCCACGGGATCTCTCCAAAACAGCCACCCGGCAACCCGGAGCAGCCCTAAGAAGAAGTTAGGTGGATTGACCATCAAGCGCTTAACCGGATTCCCCGAACTCAAATCTGGCAGAAAGTGCAGCTTTTGCAGCCCGACGCAGTTGTTGTATCGGAAATTCACCCATAAGCGGAATAAAGTAACCGTCAAACGAATACTCGTTTTCTCTTTGCCAGAAACTGGACGGCATACGCTGATCTGCTGGCACGTAAAAATTTAACGGAATCTGCACCTTACTTATTACAGGCAAACCGTAAGAATCATAATCTGTATTAAACCAGTTACTAAAAGTGCTGTCACCGTTTCTGCACGTCCCCTGAAAAAATGCTCCGGCTGTCTTAGTTGCAACCGCCAGTTCTCTCAGTTTGTTTATTTCTGGTACAGTAGGTTCACCCGCTTTTACTTCTACCCAAAGAGGCCGGTCGTACCCCGGTGCAATACCGCCTTTGGGCAGGTAAAAATCCGGTAAATACCTACCGTTAACAGGTAGATCGTAACCTTGTATTTCGTAATCCCAAGAAACACGCATAGCGTCTAGAAATACTGCAAAACGTGCCTCAAGACGGCTTCTAAATTTGTAGCCTTTGTACTGAGTGTCAATAGCTTTAATCACAGAGTTTCTCCGCAAAGTTGAGCAGAAAACTGAGTTTGTTGTTCGGGTGTAAGGGTGTCGTAAAACGACGCCGTGGCTGTACAAACCAGAGCATCTATCTGCTGGCTTGGAGTGCGGTGCTTCCACTTAGCCAGCGCGGAAAGTTTCTCAATCGTCTCGGGTGAAACCGAAAACGAGACTCTGCGTGTCGCCATAAAAAGTAGGGGTGCCGCAAAAGTGTAGCACCCCTGTATCAGATTATCCCCAGAGCTGTTCCGCTTCTGCACGCAGTCGCGCCAGCTCATCAGGAGACCGCTCGTTTTCTCTTGGGGATACATCAAAAAGCTGTCCCACCGGACCAGATCCCTTGATACGGCTGGCTTCTTTGCCGGGACAACCCAGATCGGTGTCCCGGGGGGTCGTGCCAGTTGAAAGATCGTCAAGGGGGGCCGGGACACCCTCTACCCCCTGTCCCGGGTCACTTTCCAGTCGTACCAATGGATCTACCTTACCGGGACACACATTTAAAGGCTTTTCACGCGAGGAAATTGCTTGGAAGAGAGGAGTAGCTGGAGCGCCGTTATTCCCATCCGTCTGACCTGAGACACAAATAAGACCTCGGGAGACCAAGCGCTGGGTCGCCTTCTTGATTCCGGCGACGCTGCCACCGCACAGAGGGTCCGCAGCGAGGTCTGAACGGCTCACAGAGCGCGGGTAAGCCGCCCGTATGCGCTGGAGCACCCGATCGACCACAGAGGCCGGGCTGGCGCTCTCTGTGTCCAGCTCGACGTAGTCCGCCAGGGAGAAGGTCAGATCGTTCTCCAGCTTCATGAGGAGCTTGCTGCCGTCCCGTCCGGCCCTGGACTTCTCGACGGTGATCAGACGAGCGTTGGCGCCGGTCTGCTCCAGTTGCTTCTTATCGGGTCGCTTAAGCCCCCATACCTCGTCCACAGCATCCCGGATAGCGGTGCTGCCCCGGAACCCGCCAGTCTTGTTGGCGTGGTGGATCAGCAGGATGGTGCAGGCCGGGAACGTCCTGCCGTTGTTGTTAGCGAGCCAGTAGATGGGACTCGCAAACTCTTTCTTGTTTTCGTCGAAAGCCGAGCCCCGGCTGCAGCCAGTGATCGAGTCAATAATCACCAGCTTGGGACGATGCTTCTCGATCAGCTTGGTAAAGCGGAAATACCAGTTCAGATCCCACCCCATCACCACCGTCACGGGGTCATCAGCGCGAAACTCCAGATCGCGCAGCTGCTGCTGAACCTGCACTTCGCTCTGGTCACCGTTAAGGATCAGCACAGGACCTTTCTGCACTGGGACGAGATCACCCCGCACCGAGAACGGAATCCCTCGCGCCACATGCTTGGCAATCGTCCAAGCCGACATGGATTTGCCATCACCGCCAGCGCCGTGAATCATCACCGTGCCCGGGCAAGGCAGCAGATCAGGAATCAGGTACTCAAACTTGAGATCTTTTTCCAGCAGTTTGCTCATGGCCATCTCATCGTCTTGCTGCTCAAACTGCATCTGCGCAATCAACAACCGCTCTAGCGCCCCGGCATCGCGGTAACCAGCTTCCAGCGCCAAGACATTCATCTTGTGCGCCATCTCCGCCGGATTTTCTAACTCCTGGAGCGCCTTGGCCCGCTTAATGACCTCCTCGTAGTCGAGATGGACAGCTTGGATGCGCTGGACTTTCGAGGCTTCCACCTCTTCCAAGGTCTTACGGCTCGACTCCCGAAACCGCTGGCGCTCAGCGTCGTACTGGTCCGCCAGGTAGATGAGCGAACCCAGCCCTTTATTGCCAGCCCGACCAGCCCGCTTAAGGATGTGCGGCCATTTGGATTCACAGGGATTGCCGTTAGCCCATTCCTGCTCAAAGGCTGGATCTTCACAACTCCAGGCAGCCCAGAGCATCAAGCCCTTTTCGTTGGGCAGCGACTCAGCAACCATCGCCCCAACAGACCACCAGTAGTCCTCAGTTCCTCTCCCCAGGTGAGGCAGAACAGAAAGGCAGTCCTGCACAAGCTCAAACACCTCGTCTTCTGTGCGCCCGCTGAAATCCAAACCTTTGCGGTTTTTAATCAGCCCCTGTGCCGGCGCGTCAGCGTCCTTAGCGGCCCGCATTTCCGCCAGCAGCCAATCCGGCGCTTCAGGCACAGCATCAAGGCTCCCCTGGAGCGTGTAGAAGCCCTTAGGAGCCTTTCCGTCGCTACTTCCGGGGTATTCCCCCGAGATGACCCCTTGCATCCCCCACAGGACCTCGTAGCCGGCTCCTGTGACCTTTCCGCTAATGCCTTTGACCTTGGAACGCTGGTCTTCTGGCACGCGAAAGATAAATTTCGCCGCGTTTTTCTTGGTCGAAGTAACACGCGGAGCACCATCCAAGGTGTTCCCCCAACGCTTTTGAAGCGTGGACAAGTTTGCGTCTACGTCAAGAATGACGAGACCGTCGCTGCGGATGCCTGTAAATAGGCCGACGGCCTTAAAAACGGCAGGCTTCTGCTGGATCAGCAGGGCAACGTCAGCCGGCGACAGCACCGCATGGTGCGCCTTTTCGTAAGGGGCCTTGCCGGTAGAAACATCCCCGTGCTTCCCAAAGACCTGTCCCTTGGCGTAGATGGGCGCGTAAGCCGGACCTACGGGCAGCTGGTTCACAAACGCCAGCAGCTCTTGCGTCTTATTAGACACGTTGTTAGACTCCTACAGGAATGTTCGAATTGCGCCCCGGCTGCCCTACGCGGCTGGGGCGTTTTCCAATGCTAGACAGCTCGTCAAGACCGTGTTAGTGTTTTACACGTTGCCCCCAGGGCGACCACACCAGACACCTACACGACCATGGGTTTCCTTTCAAAGCAAGCATCAGCAACCGTTTCCAGCTCCGGCACCGGCGGCGGCTACCTCCAAGTTTCCAAGCTCGCCGATGGTGGCTCCGTCCGCTTCGCCCTTCTCAGTGACGAGCCTCTGGAGTTCTACGAGTGCTGGGGCACCGACGGATCTAGCACCAAGCCTTTCCGCTTCGACTTCGAGCCCACCCCCGAAGACGTGGCAACCGAGATGGGTGACTTCGAGCCCCGCGAAGGCCGTGGCGGTCCCGGCACCATCGACATCAAGTTCGCCATCGCCGTCCCGGTCTACAACTTCGACACCGGCAACGTCCAAGTCCTGAGCCTGACCCAAAAATCCATCCTCAAAGAGCTGGATCAGATCAGCCAGATGGACGACTACGACGATCTGCTGGCGTGGGACTTCAGCCTCAGCAAGAAAGGTTCCGGCCTTACCACTGAGTACACCTTGCGTCCTGTTCCCCGCAAGAAAGGCGCCCAAGAGCACATTGATGCTGCCTGGATCGAGGCCAAATCCAACGGCTTCGACATCAGCCGCCTGCTGACCGGAGGCAATCCTTTCAAGGCTGCGTAATAGCCGCTAAATAACACCGGCCCCGTCATTGCACGGGGCTTTTTTAGTGGTAATATCAGAGTGGGAAAAACTATCCAATGCCTTCCAACACACAAGACACCTTGGCTGGACTAAGGAAATGGAGGCTGGAGCAAGACAATTCAGGCCCGTTCCGGGTCTACCGGGACCAAAAAGGACAGATCTACCATTCTGTTACACACATCCTGAAGGAAACCAGCGATAAAACCGGGCTGGAGCGCTGGGAAGCTCGCCTGGGGCCGATTGAAGCCACCCAACAACGCAACGTTGCCGCCACGAGAGGGAACATGGCCCACTCTCAGGCGGAATATCTGCTGAAAACCTCGATGCAGCTGGCGCGATCCACTGCAAACAAGCGCAACGCCATTCGCTGGGACGAACAGGGACTGGCGCGAATCCCGGCCCCCATCACCCAATGGGCACTCAAGCGAGTCCGCCCCAATGTCCCCCGAGTTGGCTGGAGCGCAGCAGGTTACGCCCGAGGTTTAAGCGACTGGATCGCCGAGAATGTCACCGAGGTCTTCGCCTCGGAATTTTCCATTCACCACCCGGCAGGTTTTGCTGGAACATGTGACGCCCTGGTGGGCATGAAAAACAATGCGCTGGTGCTGGCGGACTGGAAGACCAGCGTGGGACGCAAAACCAACGACGAAGACCGCCTCCCCAAAGGCCATTCATACATCGACCAGTGCGGTGCCTACTCCCTAGGCCTCAAGTACCTAACCGGCCTAGAACCGACTGGAGCAGCCATCGTGCTGGCACGCCGCTGCGGCAAGCCCAACGTGCACTACATGACCCAAGACGAGCTGATTGAGGCCGAAGACAGTTTCCTGGCGCGAGTGGTCACCTATTTCGAAAACCTTGAAATCCCCATCCATTGCTCGGGCTAAAGCCCTCGCAAAAAAGTCCATTCATACTGTGTAAGAAAATCGCCATTCATAGCGATGGCTGGAGCAATGCTGGTACTTGCCGGGGTCTTCATCGGCCTCTATGGGCTGCTGGTGCTACTGGACGACCGGGAACCCGATGGCACCGTGCGGGAGGGTATCGCTGGAGCGATCAAACGCCGGCAGTCTCGGGAGTAGTCCAACGAGTCTCGCCTGTGAGACAGAGTGAAGCCCCACCACAAGGGCAGGGCTGGAGCTTCAGAGTTCCTGCAGCCGGACGGTAGCGACCCCATCGAGTGGGACACCTAAGCGGTGAGCAGCCCCGGCCGATAGATCCACCGAGCCGCAGTCGCACCTATCTGTGACTGGAACAGTCAGCCGGCGGC